TAGCGAACTTCATACATGAAGGCCACTTCACTCCCGTGGAGAGTACTTCTGAATATTACATCGAGATGATTTAAACAATGGCTAAGGCTTCCAAAAAGTTTCAGCCTGTGGATGACAGTGAACTCAAAGTTATCGTAGGGAAACACGTTCAATCGAGCGTACTCTACTATGACTCGAAGCTGTCCAAAGAGCGTATGGATGTGCTCCAGTATTATCACGGAGAACGCCCAAAGCCCGCTCACGCAGGTAATAGTAAATATGTCAGCATGGATGTCTTTGACGCTGTTGAATCGCTCAAGGCAGTACTGCTCGAGACGTTTAGTGCTGGAAACAAGATTGTCTCGTATGACCCGCAGACTGACGCGGATGTAGAGCCTATGCGTATAGCCACTGAATACGCCGATTATGTCGTGCACCGCCAGAACGACTCCTACGGCATCTTCTCGAGCATCATCCAAGATGGCCTGATGGCTCGTAACGGGATCGCTAAGGTCTATTGGAGCGAAGAGTACGAGGACCAAGAAGAAGAGTTCCACAACCTGGACCTTCAGACTGCCGAACTGCTCTCCAATGACCCTGATGTCTCCGATGTCTCCCTCGAGCACAACCCGGACACCGGGCTGTTCGATGGTACCTTGATTCGCAAGGTAGACAAGTGCCAAGTGAAGATCGATCCGATTCCCCCTGAGGAATTCCTGATCACCTCCACGGCTTCATCGATCGAAGCGGCTCCCTTCGTAGCCCATAGAACCCGAAAGACTCGTACTGAGTTGATCAACATGGGTTACTCGAAGAAGCTCGTCTACGCTATCGATGATAACGATGGTGCCGATGAGATGAACATGGACCCAGAGCGCCTAGCACGCTTTGAGGACCTTGGTGTTGGTCTCCTGAACCTGGATGAAGTCGAGAACCAGGAACAGACCGAGCATGTGATCGTGTATGAAGCGTACATGAACATCGATATGGACGGGAAGGGTGCCGCCAAGTTGTGGAAGGTCACAATGGCTGGCAACACCATTCTCGACAAGGAACAGTGTGATAAGAAGCCGTTCCTCTCGTTCTGCCCGGTACCTCTGCCCCATGCGTTCTATGGTGGCAACTATGCTGCCCGAGTGATCCCTACGCAGAACGCTCGTACTGTGCTGGTCCGCGGCATTCTCGACCATACCGTTGTCACCAATAACCCCCGCATGATGGTGGTGAAGGGTGCCGTGACGAACCCCAAGGAACTCCTAGAGAACCGTGTGGGTGGTCTGGTGAACGTGACGAGGCCGGATGGCATCATTCCGCTCCCACAGCCGGGTCTTAATCCCTTCGTATTCCAGACGATTCAGTTGCTGGATGACGATAAGGAAGAGGTCACTGGGGTCTCCAAGCTGTCCCAAGGTCTCAACAAGGATGCAGTGTCGAAGCAGAACAGTCAGGCAATGGTGGAGAACCTTGTCGGCTTGTCTCAGCAACGCGAGAAGATCATCGCTCGTAACTTCGCTAACCACTTCATCAAGCCCCTGTACCTCGAGGTCTACCGTCTGGTTCTGATGAACGAGAAGAAGACCAAGATCATCAGGCTCGCAGGGAACTTCACGGAAGTGAACCCCCAAGAGTGGACCGAGGAAGTCACTTGCACCATCGAACTGAAGCTTGGCTACGGTGAGCAGGAAGCTGAGGCTCAGAAATACATGGGTCTCCATACGTCCCTCTCGGCAATCGATGGGGGCACTGGTCGCCTGTACTCGGAAGCGAACAAGTACGCCCTGATGCAGACCGCCTTGGACAAGACCGGCATCAAGCAGATCAACCGTTACCTCACTGATCCTAGCACCCTCCCGCCTGTCCAGCCTGACCCGAATCAAGTCAAGGCCCAGGAACTCGAGGAACGTCAGGTGGCTGTCCAAGAACAGATGGCTAAGACATCGGCCCAGAAGGTATCTGATCACGCGACCCTTGAACAGATGCGCCTCCAGATCGAGCAGATGCAAGCTCAGTTGGATGCACAGAACAAGAACCGTGAACTCGGTATCAAGGAATTCACTGCTTCGTCTGAACTGGCTCTCAAGACCCATGAACTGGACCTTGTAGAGAAAGAGATGGAGATGAATCCTCCGCAAACCCAAGCGGTCCTCAAGACCTAACGATCCCTCATGAGCGAAGAACTCATGCTCAAACGAGGATTGGCGGCTGAAGTGCTCCTGGAGACAGAGGCCTTCACCGTCGTCATCAACGAGCTATACAACCAATACCTTGCGGAAATCACTGAGAGTGACCTAGGAGCCAAGGAGAAGCGTGAGAACGCCTTCTACCAACTCCGAGCACTCCAGAACGTTACCGCAGAACTCCAAAGTTGGGTCTATGCCAAGGCCCAGCTTCTTACCCCAAACGAAGAGTAATCAAACACTATGACCACCCAATCGGGCGTCAACGCTGAACACACCGCCGCGTTGTCCTTTACTGAAGATGACGCAGCAGAACAATTTCTGTCTAGATGGAGCGATAAGGACCCTGAAGAGGTATCCGAAAGCCCTGAGGAAGAAGACGTAGCTCAAGAGGACGATGAACCGACTGAGCACGAGGCTGAAGAAGAGCATGAAGAAGCCGAAGGAACCGATGAGGACCCTCAAGAAAGCGACGAGGAGCCTACCGAAGACGACGACCAGGAAGTCGAAGAGGAAGACAAGCCTAAGAAGAAGGCTAAGGTCCTCGATGACGAAGCAAAGGTCATCGTTAAGGAAGGCGACGAGGAGCACGAGGTATCCGTAAAGGACCTGAAGCGTCTCTATGGTCAAGAAGCAGCACTGACGAAGAAGTCTCAGCAGGTTGCATCTCAACGCAAGGAAGTGGAAGCCGCTAACCAGAAGGCTGCTGCACAGATTGATCGAATCTATCAGAAGGCCGCTGCCCGTTGGGAGCCGTATTCGAAGATCGACATGCTGGTCGCAAGCAAGCAACTGGACGCTGAGTCTTTCACCGCCCTCCGCGCTGAAGCACAGGCTGCATGGGATGACTTTCGTTTCATCACCCAGGAAGTAGACACGTTCGTAGCGAATGCTAATGAACAACGTCAACAAGCAATGAAGGCTGCAGCAGTCGATGCTGTCAAGACCCTTCAAGAAAAGCTGCCCGGCTGGAACCAGAAGGTTTATGACGAAGTTCGGTCCTATGGGATCGATAAGGGCTTGGCACCCGAAGTCATCAACAACATGGTCGATGCCAATGCACTGCTGATTATCCACAAGGCAATGCAGTTCGACAAGGCGAAGAGTGTCGTGACCAAGAAGGTCAACAACACACCCAAGAAGGTCCTTAAGACCACCAAGGCAGTCACATCTAATGACGCCAAGGTCGATAAGACCACCAAGGCCAAGCAACGTCTCAAGACCTCGGGTTCCACCGATGACGCTGCAGACCTGTTCTTGGCTCGCTGGGCCGCTGAGTAATCAATCCCTCTCTCCATTTAGGAAAACACAATGAGCAATACCGCATTTAAGACGTACGACCAAGTTGGTATCAAGGAAGACATCAGCGACGTTATCTCGAACATCTCGCCTACGGCTACCCCGTTCCAGACGATGACCAAGAGCGAGAACATCCAGAACACGCTGTTCCAATGGCAAGAAGACTCGCTGGCTACGGTTGCTGTCAACGCAACGCTTGAAGGCGCTGATGCTACGGACAGCGTGCTGAACCCGACCGTGATGCGTTCGAACTACACCCAGATTCTCTCGAAGACGGTGCGAGTGTCGAACACGGCTGATACGGTCAGCACCTATGGTCGTGCCAAGGAAACGGCTTACCAACTCGGTAAGAAGTCGGCTGAACTGAAGCGTGAATTCGAATACCACCTCATCGGTATCTCGCAGAACGCTGCTGTTGGTTCGGAGTCGGTGGTTCGCAAGTTCGGTAACGTCTGGGGCACGGGTGCAAGTGGTGTTGCACAAATCTCCGCAGGTAACGTTGTGGACCACACGGCTACCCCGGTTGCCCTGACGGAAAACGACATCCTCACGGCTAACCAGAACCTGTATCAAGCTGGTGGTGAGGCTACGGTCCTGATGATCAAGCCTGCTGACTCGCTGATCGTGGCTGGCTTCACGGCTGCTGCTGGTCGCTACCGTACGTTTGATGGTTCGGCTGACCGTACCGTGGTGAACGTTGTGGACCTCTACGTCTCGCCGTTCGGTGAACAGAAGGTTGTCATCAACCGCTTCATGAAGGCTGACCGTGCTCTCCTGTTCAACCCGGTCAACTGGAAGGTTGCAGTGCTCCGTCCGTGGTCGCGTATTCCGCTGGCTATCACGGGTGATGCACACCGCGAGGAAATTGTTGGTGAGTTCTCGCTGAAGCACCTGAACACGGGTGCCTCGGGTGCTGTTATCGGCCTTACCGGCGCAAACCCGATGCTTCCGTAAGCATCTGAAGGATAACCAGTAGATTCCTGCTGGTTCCTTAGTTTCATCCTTGGGGTCCCTAGCGGCCCCATCCCAATTCCTTTACGTCCTGTGCTGCTCCTACTCTCGGTAGCACGGACCTTTTATACCTATGAAACAACTGCACGATATCAAGTTCAACTTCGATGACAACACAGACGGGTTGATCATTGAAAAGTCGCAGCACATTCCCGAAAGTTTCCTCGAAAACCTTAAGCAAAAGCGCTTCGAGTCTATGAATACTCGGGAAAGTGAATACCAGCATGTAGCTTCCGTCCCAGTCTGTCTCGTTGAGAAGTGGTTGAAGGAAGGCTACGATGTTCACCAAGAACCTATTCGTAAGACCGTGGCTAAACTCAAGGCAGAAGGTTTGGATTACTTCCTCGCAACGGGGAAGAGTGTTTGATGAAAACCTGCACTAAGTGTGGGGAGACTAAGCCGGATACAACAGAGTTTTTCAGGAAGGGATCAAAGACAGTTTCCCACTCTTACTGCAAGCCTTGCGACCGCAAGTACCACTATGCGCGTAGGCAGACGCTCCCAGGCCCCGCTGCCAGCGCTAAGTTTGTCAATTACAGAAACTCCGACAAGCGTAAGAAGCTCGACAACGACCTAACGCTGGAGTTCGTCCTAGAGAAGTCCTACGAACCTTGCCACTACTGCGGAACCCTCGATGGTTTCCGTGGGCTTGACCGTTTAGACAACTCAATCGGCCATCTCCAATCCAACGTCGTCCCCTGTTGCCACCTTTGCAACTACGCCCGTAATGATCACTTCACTCCCGAAGAGTTCAAGTTGATTGGGGCAGCTATCGCTCAAATAAGGAGCAACCGTAAATGACTCTTGCAGACCTCCGTTCCCAACTGCTGGCAATCCTTAATCGTAACGACTGCAGCACAAGCCTAGCGAACACCTTCATCAACCAAGCCCAGACTCGCATTGAGCGAACCCTTCGTATCCCTGGTATGGAGAAGTCCTCGGTAGTCACAGGGAACGAAGATCCTGCTACCGATGCCATCATCATCCCTGTGGACTTCCTGCAGATGAAGTACCTCTATACAGGCTGCTACCTGTTGGAGAACAAGGACATCGGTCACTTCCTGAGGCTCCCTAAGAACATTGGGGACCCGAAGTATTACTGTCGTATCGGTGCGTCGTACATGCTTAAGCCTGCGGTATCCCCGGGCCAAGAAGTCTACTTGGTCTACTACGCATCGCAGCCGTCTCTGGTCAACGATACAGACACCAATCTCTTCTCTACGGTCGCATCTGACCTGCTCCTCTATGCAGCCTTGTCGTATGCCACGGATTACTTCGTGGATGACCGGGTGACTGCTTTTGAGGCTCGCTTCACTTCTCTCTTCGGTGATCTGGTCGAACAGGCTAATCAGACCGATATGGAGCAAAGCGCACAGCAGATCGCCCCTGCATACAACATGGAGTATTAATGAGCGATTCCCAATCCAGTTTCTTCTATGGGACCGCAGTGGCCCCTGAGGTGAACTCCACGGATGCCCTGCTGGACGAGTTGGAGTCTCAGGTAGCTACGGTTACCGCTGCGAACACTCAGGCTCAACAGGCTTCCTCGGATGCCATTGCTGCTGCGAATAACGCTGCGATCTCTGAGGCTAACGTAGCAACACTGTCTCAGGAAGCCAACGACACTCTGTCCCAGGCTAACACCGCACTGGCTGCGGCGAATGCTGCTGTTACCTCCGCACAAGGGTCCGCTACAGCCGCTGCTGGTTCAGCCTCTGCTGCCTCTGCTAGTGCCTCTGCGGCTTCCTCGAGTCAGACTGCAGCCGCTTCCTCGGCAACCACGGCTTCCACTGCTGCTACCAATGCAGGTGCCAGTCAAACGGCTGCGGCATCTTCGGCATCCTCAGCTTCCACTAGCGCTTCCTCGGCTTCCACGAGCGCTTCGAATGCCTCTGCCTCGGCTACCTCTGCGGCTACCCAGGCAACCAATAGCTCCAACTCGGCTATCTCGGCTAGTGGTTCGGCTACTACGGCTACTACTCAGGCTGGCATTGCGACCACTCAGGCTTCCAATGCTTCCACGAGCGCTACGAATGCCTCAGGGTACGCAGCTAATGCCCTGACTAGTCAGAACGCTGCTGCAGCTTCGGCCTCCTTGGCAGCGAGCTTCACTCCGTCTCTGGCGGGTAAGAACGTCCTACTGAACCCCCGGTTCGTTATCAACCAGCGAGCGTATACGTCTGGGGCTGCAACCACGATTGCAAACCAGTACACCCTTGACCGCTGGCGAGTCGTCACCCTTGGTCAGAACGTCTCCTTCACTTCCTCGGGTAACGGTAATCAGATTACTGCCCCTGCAGGTGGTATTGAACAGGTTGTCGAGGCTATCAACGTTGCTGGGGGTACCTACACCCTTAGTTGGACCGGGACAGCCACGGCTACCATCAACGGCACAAGCATCTCCAAGGGTGGTCAAGTAACCCTTCCAGCGAATACCAATGCGACCGTCAGGTTCATCGGGGGTACGTGTAGTCTCCCACAACTTGAGGCAGGGTCTGTAGCCTCCCCTGTGGAGTTCCGGTTCTTCCAGCACGAGCTTGATATGTGTCAGCGGTACTACATCCCTCAGGGTGCCACGGTGATCTACTCGGCTCGAGTTACATCTGGAGATAGTTACTTCATCAGCACTCAGTTCATCAAACGTATGCGGGGTGCCCCCACCATCGTTGCCACACAGTCCGGGGGTACCGCTTCTTTCCCGAGCACCAACCCCACTAGCATCGTCGGCTCTGCCTTTGGATTCTCCTGCACTCTGCCTGCAGCCAGTGGTACCGGTGTGGGCACGTATGGGTTTGTCTACACAGCAGACGCGGAGCTTTAATCAATGACGTACACAGTAGCAACACAAGGGGTCACCAGAGACTCCGATGGAGCCTACATCCCTCAGGACCCTCAGAACACCGATTGGATCCTCTACCAACAGTGGGTAGCCCAAGGGAACACCGCAACGGTCCCTCAGGTCTCCCCTGCAGTCCTTCAGGCTTCCCTAGTAGCCACAGTCCAGTCGATCATGGATACCAAGGCCCAAGGCTACGGCTACGACAGTGTGACTACTGCTGTGACCTATGCCGATGAGCCTACGGTTCCTAAGTTCCAGTCTGAAGGTCAAGCGTTCCGTTCATGGCGTTCTGATGTATGGGCTGCTTGCTATGCGTACCTAGCCCAGGTTCAAGCAGGGACCAAGGCGTTCCCAACGGCCTCTGACCTCCCGGGGCTGATCCCTAAGTTCCCCTTGGATACCCCATGAAGAAGTACCTATGGAACCTCTTGGTTGCCTTGGACGAACTGACCAACGCAATCCTCCTTGGTGACCCTAGGGAGACCATCTCGAGCCGTGCTGACAAGGCGATGAACGAGGGGAAACGTTGGGGCTGCGTCCTCTGCAAGCTCCTGAACTACATCCAGAAGGATCACTGCCAGAAGTCCCTTGATCCCCTTGTGGGTGACAAAGCAATCATTCCAGACTAAGGACAACCATGACTTGGCAAACAGAAGCTACCAAGCTCATCCAGTCCTTCGAAGGATGCAAGCTTACGGCTTACCCTGACCCTGCGACTGGTGGGGCACCTTGGACCATTGGCTATGGGGCTACAGGTCCGGGGATCGCCAAGGGAACCGTATGGACCCAGGCACAGGCTGACGCTGACCTACTGGCTCGTGTACAGGCCCTTGGGACCTTCATCGACTCAGAGGTCAAGATTCACCTGACGGACGACGAGAAGGCTGCACTCATCTCATTCACGTACAACGTGGGACGAGGTAACTTTGATCACAGCACCTTGCTCAAGAAGCTGAACGCTGGGGACATCGAAGGTGCAGCCAAGGAATTCCTTAAGTGGAACCTCGCGGCTGGCAAGGTAATGGCCGGACTAACAAAACGAAGAAGCGGGGAGATGGCCGAGTTCCTACTTGGTGCAGACTTTACCCAACAACAGAGAGCAGCATGACAGACATTGACAACAGGCTCTCGCGTCTGGAGTTCAGAGCGGAAGCTACGGACAAGGACATCTCAACCTTGCGTGAGTCCCAAGCGGTCTTCGGGAAAAGCCTAGAGGCTATCGAGAAGACACTCCTTCAAATTAAGTACGCCCTCTATGGGGGTGGCATCGTGTTCGCACTGAGCACTCTGGGCCTCAAGGAAACCATCCTGAAGCTCGTCCTACATTAAAGGTAACACCATGGCAATTTCTCTTGATCGTTTCAAAGAGCCTTCGACGTGGGCTGGACTCGCTGTCCTGGCTCAGATCATCGCCCCTGCAGTTGGTCTGCACGGTGACGTTGGTACTGCGGTGACTTCGGTTGGCGCTGCGGCTGCTGCAGTCCTCGCGGTCGTGAAGGCTGAACAAGCGGCAACACCTCCTGCATAAAACAAAAAACCCCCTCGGTTTCCTTTACGGATTCCTTGGGGGTTTTTTCGTTTCAGTTTGATACTACGGTTGCGCCACAGGTGGCCACACAGACCTTCAGGGATTCATTACACCCCGCTTGGGCAGCTAGGGGGAACAGTTTGAA